CTCCATACCGCAATGAACCGCGTGCACGAAGTGGAAGCGGTCTACGGCGCTCTGAGCGCCAAGGTGCGAACCCTCTCCGACAACGACCCGGAGCGCTTCCTCGAGATGTGCTCCAATCCCGACGAGCTTGCCAAGCTCGAGGAAGCTGGCATCACCTTCCACGAAGACCCCCAAGACCCGGAGCTGCCCTCCCCTTCAAAGCCTCCGGAAGAGATTCGGGCAGAATCTCCTCCCCCGAAGGGGGACTCCTGAGCGTGCCTCAGCGTTACTGACTATCTTGTATATATAGTAACGACTCAGCCAAACACTCCCACGACGCCTCAAAAACCCTGCCTCTCCGGACACTTGGCCCGAAAAAACCCGCCTAACACCAAAGGAAGCACCCAATGCGACGAAAAAAACTCTCCCGAGGAAAATCAAAACGCAATTTCAGAAAAGGCGCCCGACCCAATCGGAAAAACCTACGGGCCCGTCCAATGCGAGGCGGTTGGCGTCTCTAGTGGCTTGTCTGAATCCAATTCCCGCCAGCCGGGAATACCTGGACGATTCTATCGTCCTCCACTCCCAGTCCTACTGGGCCCGCCAGGCCGACGGTGAATACCTGGAGCTGGCCTGCGGGCGCTGCGGCTCGTGCCGGCAGCGAAACGTCCGAGATTGGGGTATTCGGTCCTACCATGAATCCCTCACCAATCTCCGACACGCTCCCGCAACGCGGGACTCACCTGCAACGCAGGTATCCAACAACTGCTTCGTCACCCTCACCTACGAGAAAATGCCGCCCTTCGGCGACCTCGACCTCGAGCACTTTCAGTCGTTCTGCAACTTGCTTCGCAAGAAATATGGTCCGTTTCGGTATCTTCATTGCGGTGAGTATGGCTCAACCGCTTACACCGCACGGCCCCACTACCATGCGCTCCTCTTCGGTATTGATTTCCATTGGGATCGTGTTCGACTCCACGACCCAGACCGACCGGACCGCATTGCCTGGGTATCACCGTCACTCGAAAAACTCTGGGGCCGTGGCCGCACCGAAATCGGCCCCCTCACCTACGCAACAGCCGCCTACACTGCCGGCTACGTGGTCAAAAAACTCCGTAACGCCGAATGGGCGGAAGAGCACGACCAGGTCGACGCCGACGGAAACGTCGTGCGAACCAAACCCCCCGAATACATCACCATGAGTCGAAACCCCGGTCTCGGGACCAACTGGTTCCTCGAGAACTACACCGATGTCTACAAGAATGACGAGGTTCACATCGACGGAAAGACCTTCCAGCCCCCCAAGTTCTACGATAAGCTGCTGAAGAGAACAGACCCCGAACTCTTCTACGATGTCCAACAGCGGCGCGAAGCCCGCCGATCACTTCTTAAACCCACTCAGCCGCAGGAGCTGGCCGCCCGTAAAAGCAACTGGGAAGCTCGCTTCAGGCAGAAAGCACACAGAAAAGCCCTATGAGAATCTTCTCCGTTCGCGACGCGAAAGCCGAAACGTACATGACCCCGTTCTTCCTCCGGAACACCGCGATGGCTATCCGGTCCTTCACTGATGCAGTCCTCGACGAATCCACTCCAATCGGGAAATATCCGGAGGATTATGCACTCTTCGAAATCGGTGGCTTCGATGAATTCACCGGTGAAATCGAGATGCAACTCCCCTACTGCGTTTGCAAGGCTTTCGACGTAATTCCGCTCGATCACGCGGGCAATGTCCGCGTCCAAGAACTCCGTGATGCCTCGACTGCTCGAGGCCCCCGCGAAGCCACCAAGGAATCCGCATAATGTCTCGTACCACATCTCGTCAGTCCTCCGGCTCCGGAAACGATCGCTTCGCTTCCATCCCCAACATGCAGCACCCTCGGTCTGCGTTCAACCGGTCCCACGGGCATAAAACCACGATGGATTCGGGCTACCTCATCCCGATCCTCGTCGACGAGATTCTCCCGGGAGACACCGTCAACATGGGCGTCAATTCGTTTGTTCGAATGGCGACCCCCCTCAAACCGGTCATGGACCGGCTCTACGTTGACACATTCTTCTTCTTCGTCCCGTACCGCCTGGTCTGGGACAACGCGAAACGCTTCTTCGGCGAACGCGATCCCGATCCGGACTCGTCGATCGACTTCGAAATGCCGAAGATCAACCTCGCGGCCGCAGGCACGGAAACGATCTTTGACTACCTGGGCATCCCTCACGTCGCGGGCACCGTGCCGGTCAACGCTATCCCGCTTCGCAGCATCAACCTCATCTGGAACGAATGGTTCCGTGATGAGAACCTCCAAGACTCGGTCCCAGTCCACAAGGACGACGGACCCGATCCGCAGGGCGATTACACCCTGCTACGCCGTGGCAAGCGCCACGATTACTTTACGTCCGCGCTTCCCTGGCCGCAGAAAGGCGACGCCGTAGAGCTGCCTCTCGGCACTTCCGCGCCGGTTGTCTCTTCACTCCCTTCCGGCGCTGGCCTGGGGACACCCAACTTCGAATCCGCCTCGAATCCCGGAGCCGATAACATCTTCACTGTCTCCGGTGGTGGCGTGGGCGCCGCCCTGGTCGATGGCGGTATCCGTTGGGGTGTCGACACTGGCCTCATCGCCGATCTGACTGCCGCTACGTCGGCTTCTATCAATGCTCTCCGCGAATCCTTCGCAATTCAACGCGTCCTCGAGAAGGACGCTCGAGCTGGGTCCCGCTACACCGAATCGAACAGAATGCATTTCGGCGTCACCTCACCGGACGCCCGTCTTCAACGTCCCGAATATCTGGCGGGCTCCAGCAACCCCATCAACATTCACCCGGTCGCTCAAACCTCCGGCACTGTCGGAGCTGCAGTACAAGGCAATCTCGCCGGCTTCGTCACCGGTGGCGGGCAGTCCCGCCCATTCTCCTACTCTGCGACCGAACACGGCACGCTCCTGGGCTTTGCCATGGTCCGTGCCGACCTCACCTATCAAGAAGGCCTCCACAAGATGTGGAGCCGTACAACCCGCTTCGACTACTATCTCCCGGGATTTGCACATCTCGGGGAGCAGGAGATCCTCGAAAAAGAGATCTGGCTCGCTGGCACAGCCGGCGACGACGATATTTTCGGCTACCAGGAGCGATGGGCCGAGATGCGCTATGCGCAAAGCCGTATTTCCGGTAAGTTCCGCTCCTGGGCCCTTGGCAATCTCGACGTCTGGCACCTGGCCCAGCAATTCCTCACCGCGCCCGTTCTCGGGCCGACCTTCATTGAAGAGAACCCACCCGTTGACCGCGTCATCGCGGTCCCCTCTGAACCCCAGTTCCTCGCCGACTTCTGGTTCGACGTGAAACACGTCCGCGCAATGCCCACGTACTCCGTGCCGGGCATGATCGACCATTTCTAATGGCCGCTGAAGGCGCACTGGTCGATTCTGCGATTACTGGCGGTATCGCCATCGCCGAGGCTAACAAGGCCTGGCGTCGCCAGAAGAAAGTCCTCCAGAACCAAATCCAATGGCGCGTCGCCGATCTGAAGGCTGCAGGACTTAACCCTATCCTTGCAGCTGGTTCCCCCCTCGGCGGCGGCGCGCCTTCGGTCTCCATGGCCCGCCTACCCCAAAACGCGGCTTCCAACTTCGCGAAGGGCATCGAAACCAAACAGAAAGGAGCACGGCTGGGTGCCGAAATGGATGCCCTCGGCGAACAAGCGAATGCGTCCGGCGCTCAAGCCGAACTCTCTCGTACTCGAGCTTCTCTCGAAGCCGAATACACACCCCAACAGGCGGAAGCCGAAATCGAACGAAACCGCGCAACAGCTGCGGAAGCCCGCGCGCGATCTGTCTATCAAGAAGCGCAAACCGCGATGGTCGAAGCTGGCATGACCGAAGCGAAATCACGCCAAGCAATCTTCGATAACTACTGGGGCAGAAAAGCGATGCAAGCCGGCATGCTCGCCGGTGGCGTCATCACCCCGTTCGCCGCCGGTCTCGGCGGCGGCCTGGTCGGAGGTGCCATCAACAGCATGCGAAAGATCAAGGTTCCGAAATGGAACCCCCGAGCTGCCCAACCTCGAACTGGCGAAACGATCGCCCCGCGCGGTACCATGTCCGTGCGGCCACGACTGAAGAATCCCAACAACAAGAAGCGCAGTAAAAAACGGCGCGACTACATGACACCTGAAGAGAAATGGCGAGAGGACCAACTCAATGACTACCGCTTCCGGCAAGGCAACCCGCAAAGATGATGAACGTCCCGAAACGGGAATCCGTTTCCCTGACGACGGCCGCGTGGACCAGTCCCATCGCGGCGTCACCGACATCAACAACATCATCGCGAACTACGTAAGCTCGGGCGCACTCACGCACCTGAACCGCGCTACGCCCCTCTACGGCGACTTTACTGAAGCCGTCGACCTCCATACCGCAATGAACCGCGTGCACGAAGTGGAAGCGGTCTACGGCGCTCTGAGCGCCAAGGTGCGAACCCTCTCGGACAACGACCCGGAGCGCTTCCTCGAAATGTGCTCCGATCCCGACGAACTTGCCAAGCTTGAAGAAGCTGGCATCACCTTCCACGAAGACCCCCAAGACCCGGAGCTGCCCTCCCCTCCAAAGCCTCCGGAAGAGATTCGGGCAGAATCTCCTCCCCCGAAGGGGGACTCCTGAGCTTGTCTCAGCGTTACTGACT